GAATCTCTGTGACCTGAAATTTGTCTCTGGCAAGAATACGGATTGTCTCAGTGCCGCTGACTAGCTGAACGTCATAGCGCCCAAGAGTCGTGGCAGTTAAATCCCACTCACCGTCTGAATCGGTCGTATCCGTTGCAATTGCAGGGGTTACAGTTCCCTCTCGGTATAAAGTAGCCGTCTTACTTGCAAGAGCCTCGCCACTGCTATTTAGAAACGTCCCACTAAGACGGATATCTTCTTGAGCCATGATACTTAAATTCCTTGTGGGCCTTTACCACGTATTCCTGCAAGGGCTTCACGTACAGCCTCGTCAGGGTTATTGATAGCCTCTTCTTCTTGTATAAATTCTACACGCAATCCGTCCGCTTCAAGAGCCGCACGCATCAACGCATCGTGCGCCCTTTGACCTGTTGTACGGTTATGATAATAGACTGACTGGACATTAATGCCCATATAAGGGCTGCGAATAAGGAAGTCAACGACTGATCCACCACGGGTGTACCTGCCGCCAAACTGCTTGGACTGGTACGAAAAGTCTCCAGCCTCTTCAAGCCTGCCGGTTCTGATAATTGCACGATATACCCAGTATTCAGGCTGAGAGCCACCACGCTGAAGCCACCATTCAGGAACTTCCTCAACGGGCGCCCCCGTGATAGTGCGTGTTGTTGCTGGACGTTTTGACCTGAACGATTGAACCATTACCTGCTCCTCGACTGCCTGGGTTCAACGAAACTCGTGCGGAATACCCCAACCTCTGCCTCGCCACCGGCCTCTTCAAGGCTTTGAAGGTCAGTCATGTCAACATAGTAGTTCTGGCTCTCTGTCGTGTCATTACGATATGTGACCTCGATCAATGTGCCCGAACCAAGGGCTGACTTCAGGTCGGCAATCTGCTGCTTGGTGCTGCGACCGTCAGGGCTTGCCTCTGTCACGTCAATGTCAGCAGCAATTCCCCACAAAAGGGCAACCACTGAACGCCACACCAATGTCAGCTTGATAAGCTGCGGAGTGCTTGTCGTGGTCGCGCCACGAGCGAATGACACTTTGAACTTTATAGCCCTGAAGACCTCGCCAACAGGGGAACTGTTCACAACTATACGGAACTTATGCTGCCCCGAACTCGTAATCAGCCCATTAGTCAAATCGGAGTCATCAAGCGTCGTATACGATTCAGAGTAGTCCGTCGCATATTCAACCTTGACTGTCTCAGATGAACTTGGGTTGATCGTTTCCACCAGCACATCGAGCGCAACCTTGGTCTGGTTACGAATGTTGAAGTCGTTCCACGGTGTCTCAAGCGTTCCACTCGCAGCATACTCAGACCCTGTAACCTGAAGCGGGTTCACCGCATCTACCGGCAAGTCCTGGTAGTACACCGTCTGGTTGGAAGCCCACCACATGCGGTATTGACTGTAAGAATTGGATATTTCCCCAGCCGTAATTGGCCTCTCGGTATTAGAGTCACTGAGCCATTTCCACTCCCAGCCTCGCTCGTCAAATCCAAGTATCTGGGAAAAACCACGATATACGCCTATGATTGCGCCGTGGTGAGAGCCAACTCCACGAGTTACATAAGAAGGCGTGCTAATACCCGAAGCAGCAGACGCATCAAGAAGCACCATCAGGTCATTATGCGTTCCAAGCACCTCGGTAATGACGCCACGCTTGTCAGAAGGCAATCCGTGGTCACGGTCTGGGCCTACAGGGACAACGACGGTCTGGTCACTACCAGCCTGGAACCTGTAAAGGGAGTTCCCCGCAGGAAAATAAATCGACCCTCTCCAGACAGAAGTGCCTTTACCGGCGTCAGGATGAAACGGCAACTGCAAGTCTGTTGGCACGAACCGCTGGTTTATATCGTCATGGACATATAGCCCGACCTTGGTTGCCGCATAGATATGCTCTTCCCTGTCAGGGCCACGGGCGATCAGCAGTTTGACGATGTAATCATCGGGCAGTTGCAACAGCGCGTCAGTTGACCATGCAGCCGACAGGTCATCCGTGTAGTACAGTTGACCGGCTTCTGAAATTCCCCATAGCAGGTCTTTCCAGAAAACGATGTACTTGATGTCGGTCGTATTTCTAGCCCACGAATCAGATGCCGTGGCGTAATCCACTTCTGAGCCGGTAGCAATCGCAAGGGTTTCCGTTCCCCCGACCAGCCCCTTTGCTGCATCTGTAGGGTTATTCAAAAGGGTGCGAACTGACGAACCCCATGTATCAGAAACGCCGTTATAGACATGAACTTCCGTTGCGAAGCTGGCATACATTTCGTCTTTGAAATCTGTAAGCGTGTAAACCGTGTCAGTAGGGCTGTTAGACGTGGCAGTTGCCAGCCTTGGCAGGATGATCCGGTCTTTATACCGTGTCTGAATATCTCCCCACCACACACGGTCTGCGTCCTTGGTTGGGTCCATGATCTCAACACCAACCCCGCCACGTATATCCCCTATGTTCCACTCAGATGCGTGCGGGTTGTCTGATGACGAGGACTCGCCAATAATAATGCGGCCTGGTTGCTGAGATGCGTCAAACAGGCGTACCTTGCCTTTGGCCCAGTACGACTTGTTATCGACAATAATCGTGTTTCGCTGTACGGCACGGTCGTTAGCCATTCTTCATTTCCTGACCGAAGACCGTGACGGTTACTTCGTTACCTGCGCTTGCCCGTGCTGCAAGGTTGCCTGACGGATTATTCATAAAGAACGGCCCTTCGATGCGAGCGGATTGATTTGCCGTTAAAGCTACATCATAGGCGATAGCAGTTGTCTGGTCATAAGTAGTGCCATCGTCATCAAAGAAAAGCCGGTACGAGGGAGTATTTCCTGCGTGTTCCGACACCATGATGACGTCGATACGGTACTCAAATCCGCGAGTAGGAGAGAAGACGCTTGTTGCAGTAGTATTTGTAAGGCGGGTCTGTCCCAAGATTTTCCACGTCAAGACACCCTCCTAATCGTCAATCCAGACAGTCCCGCTTGGTATCTGCTGTCCTGTCAGGGCGTTCAGCGCAAATGCCTCGTATCGGTCTGCCTCAAGATAAGCAGCATCCCTGTTTCCATCACGACGATCACCCCTTGCACGAAGCAGCGTGGCTAACGCCTTGTTAATAATGTATTCAGATTCTACGTCACACGAAGTGGCGTCAGCAGATAACTCGGTGGGCTTCTTTACCCCCAGTAACTTGATAAGCGCATAAGAAGACCCTGAAGGAGCGTTGTTGTAATTAAGGCTGAAAGTCCTTGCGTCCTTATCGACAGTCCATGCGTTACGGTGAACGGACAGCCAGTCGCCGGTATTGTCCTCTGTTGCTCGCACACCATCAATAAACACGGTGGCAGCACCAATGTCGCTGGTGTGCTTCAGCCCTACCGATATGATGGCAGTATCTAACTCAGGGTTAGCCAAGGCCACCCGCACAAATGTCCACGTATCTGCGGTCAGGGCTGGAACATTGAGCGTTTCTACAGGAGATGCACACGATGCCGTATTGTCTAACAGCAACTGCAAAGCCCCTGCCGACGTTCCAGCAGTAGACTTCATCCAGAACTCAACATGCGTATAACGAGACAGGTCAGTGCTTGATATATCCTGAGAGGCGATGATAACCCCTGTGCCCAGGGCTGACGCTAAAACATGCTTGTTCGACGCTGCGCCTTCCCTGCGGTCTTCGCTTTCCAAAGATGACGTGACGCTGCCGACAGTGCCCTGCTCGTCCCAAAGGCTGTCCGCATTATGAAGAACCTTTTCTTCGTGGTTGACACGTACCTGGATAGTAGAGATTCCGACAGTTGTTGACGGAATTGAAAACGTCTTTATTGAACTGGAAGAGTGAAGGCTGATATCACGAAGCGGCGGGGCACCTCTTCTTGGGATCGCACGTATTGCACGGTTTATAGCATTGTGAACCCTCGTAGGGTCTAAGTCCCTGTGCCAGAGTTCGTAGGTATCCCCGTCATTTACCGCAGCCGCCAGAACATCACCACGCAGCGTTCCCGTGGTAGTAGAGCCAACATAGTCATTGATTAGCCTGATTGCCTCGTCATTGGTTCCCGACGTCCCGCGCCAGTACCAGCCGTTAACGTAGTCATCCGTGGCGTCCAACTCGGAGTCAACAAAAGTAGAAGTCGAGCCAGAAGATGTGGCAGTATGCGACTCATAGCCCCCATATTGGTACCCAATGGATGCGGCTAATTCTTCCCTGGTTTGCGCTATCAGAACTGCTATGACGCACCTCTATGCCGTATGAACTTTAGACTTGTGCCTGTAGTATGCCGTTTTTCGTGATGTTGCCTTTGCCGCATCGTTTGTCCATTCACAGTCAGGACACGTTCCAGAATATGCTGAAAACGAAGTTTCTGGTACTTCAGCAACTTCAACAGCCTGCACTTGTGCAGCAGCGTCTGCTGCGGCAGGAACAACAAGTTGCGATAGGGTCAGTTCCCTTATTCGACGTTCCTGTTCTTCCCGTTCCTGGTCACGATTCTCGTAAATTGCGCTCCATTCCTGCTGATGACGATTTTGGGCATGAGTCCTCACGTCAAGCAATGTACGTAGGTTGGACTTGTCACATGTGCCTAAACCAAGCCTCTTGTGAAACTCACGGTCAGGGTGTTCCTCGTGAAGCAGGCAGAGATATTCGCCTGAGACAACTTCAGGAGCATCGGAGCGACGGGTTGTAAAAACACGCTTGCCGGTGTCCGGGTCTGTCTTAGCAAGCTGTGTGGCAAGCATGTTGTTGTTAACAATAGATGCTTCGCCGTTACGAATGTCATACACAACAGATTTCCCAGCCGATGACGCCTCTTCGATAATCATTGCATACGGGTCGTTAGCTGTAGGGGTGTGGGCAAACTGCCCTTCCTTCACATCCGTATCGTCAATGACATCCTGCGCTTCTAACGCAAGTTCGTGGACAGAAGTTCCTTCAAGAGCCTCGTTGCTCATATCTGCCATCGTTGCCAGTTGTTCTTTTGTGACTGCCATTATTGCTTTCCTTCTAGGGCTGCACGTTTTGCACGTTCATCGTGATATGCCTCTGCCCATTGTTCAGGTGTCCCTGTTGGTGATACATCATACGCGTCTTCAGAGAATCCTCTCAAGCGCATTTCATTTGCCAGATCACGAAGACTACCTACTGTTTCATAAGCCGCACCAGAGTTCGGGTCGCCCCCAATGATATTGATTGGTCGAGAACCTTCAAACCATTCAGACTTTCCCAGAGGCTCTTTATACGTTGCTATTCTATCGTTTCTAACAACTCTTAGTTCCTGCCATCGGTAGGAACCATGCCCAGGCTTGTCTGCGTCGTACTCGCGCAACAGGAACGCAGGCTCGTCATTTCTAACAGAGGCCACAATCGCTTCAATCATTCAATTCCTCTAGCCTAAACATTACCCCCGCCCCGAAGGGCGAGGGCTTTGTTTACTAGGCGTTCCAGTCACGGTTTGCCTTGACGAGAATGTAATCTACGTCAAGAGTCTCAATAGCCGCTCCCTTTGCTTCAACACCGACACAAAGGCCAAGGTTGACAGAGGTAGAAGCAGCACCTTCAACGGTCTTTTTCAAGTCACCGTCAATGTACCAACGAGTGTCACCGTTAGGGGCAATCTCAAGTTTGAGGATTTGCCACTCACCGGCAACAGCATCATCGTCCAGGTCTAATGACGTGGAAGCTGTAACAGCAGAGGCAGTGCCCCCGTTGTAAACAGCGTGCCAATCTTCGTCATCACTAAGTTCCGCTGACAGGAAGAAACCAACAAAGTCCGAAGCAGTGTTCGTAATCGTTGCAGTAGCACCCGTAAGGATGTCCGTTTCGATTGAAAGCGTTTCAGGCGCAATGTCTGAAAAGCCAATGAATACCTCTTTAGTATCGAGGTTTTCCATTTGAACACGAGTTTCAAGAGTAAGGGTTCCACTAAGGGCAACATCAAATGCTGCCTGAGTGCCAACCATCGTAGTGTGGTTGTCTTCGTTAGTCGTGGTGATTCGACCAGCACCGGAAAGAATCCCGGCAATGGTTGGAACACCGGCGTCTGTTTCAGCATTACCCTGACCACCGACACAGAAAGGTCCAAGTGATCGGAGTTCAGCCGTGTTAGCGACAGCATCTTCACCATAAAAGTCGTAGAAAAGTCGGATACGTCCCGGCTCTCCTTGTGCATTAATAGCCATGTTTATTACCTCGTCCCCTTACCGATAAGGCGGGTTTGGGACTAATGATTTACTGTCCTAAGATGTAGGAGCAGTTGCGTCCGATTTGATTTCGTAGAGCCAGTTGCCTGAAGAGCGTTCTCCGTAAGCAAACTCGTCCCTGTGAAGAACCTCAGTAGCACCGCCACCAAGTTTCTCGTTACGAATAGTCTTGACCCAAGGCATTCGAGCCTGAACCAAAATAATCGCACCGTTTGCACCAGATGCAAATACTCCACCTATAGCGTCATCCGCACTGTCAATGCTGATGTTGTCATCAACGTGTGCCTGTGCGTTTGCTATAGGAAGGTTAAACGAGTTCTTGAACACGTCGGCTGTAACGCCGCTGGAGATGTCGTAAGTGCCGACACCCGCTACGAGTTGGTCAAACAGGTCTTTCATCTGGAAGGAGTGAAGCACGAATGCAACAGGCCCGTCCCAAGGCTCACTCGTGTTGCCGCGAATGCGATAAGCAGCGGCTGCAATGTGACCAGCAGTAAGAGTAGTGCCCGCACCACAAAGAGAAGTGGATGCGCCGTCAAGGACAGTTAGGCCGTCCTTGTCTTTCTGTCGTTCAATCGCATGTTGACCAAGTGAGCCAACTTTCGCAAAAACATTCTTCGAGATGTTTCGGGCTGTTCGGTCTGTTACAACCGTGTGAACCGAAATAATACTCGGAGTTACTGAGATTGCGCTGTCAGAGAGTTCCTGTGGGTTATCTTCCTCAGTAGTCTCTGTGATTGTTTGTGCAGTCAACTTGGCAAGGTCAATCTCTCGCCAGTTGTTACCCACGCCTGCTCCAAGCGTTTGCTTGTCAACGACCTGGGTCATTACACCTTTATACTCACGAACCTGTCGAGCCGCACTCACCACCGTTGGTAGGGAATCGCTCAGACTATCCGTGATAGTAATTCCGGTTGCCATTTTTTATTTTCCCTTGAAACTAGCCAAGGTTGATTCCCATTGAACGCATGATCTTGTTCGCACGGGCATGATCGTTAGAATTGCCCTCTGCGTACACCGTGTTCAACCATTGCTGGTCAGTCACAGTGCCACCACGCCCAACGCCACCGTCGAATGTATTAGATTCGCCACCGGCAGGAACTTCTGCTCGCCTGGTTTCCGTTTGTTGTTTTCGTAAATTCTCAGCTTCGCCGAGAACCCTTGCCGCCTCTACCAGCAGAGCGGGGTCTGAATACCCTTGGAGCAATGCTCGTTGCGCTTCAGGAACTCCGTGCTGCCTCATCATCTCGTTAACCGAAGCGTTCTTAGAAGTTGTCTCAGCAGCTTGGTTCGCGTGCTGAAGCTGCTGTTCGAGAACCTGTGACCTTTGTTCAGCCTGATACGAAGCCTTGGCTGCATTGGCCTGCTGTGTCGCTAGCCTTTTAGCTGCCGCATCATCGTAGCCTTCTGAAACCAACTGGGTTTCCAGTGATTGTGCATAGCCACGAACTTCCGCATCCAGTACCTGATCTGCGTAAGTCGTTTGAAGTTGCGCCACTTGCTCTCGCAAGCCTTGCACTTCAGATTCTCTTTCAGCATCACGCTGCCTGATGGTTGACTCCCGCTTCGACCACTCTTCCTGGGTTCTCATTCTCCCAGATTCAGCGGTTTGTTCGGGTAGTTCCCCAGTGTCAGCCGATACTTCTACTTCGGTTGTCTCTGAGGTTTCTTGGGTTACGGGTGTACTATCGTCGGAGATTGCTTCGTCGCCAGAACTCTCAACTTCTTCCGTCGCTACTGCGTCCGTTCCTGCTTCTTCCGTTACTTCATCTTTCACTTCGTCCCAATTATCTGGAACAACAGGTTCGTCGCCTATAGGGAGGGAATCGTCGATTGCTGGGGAGGATTCATTCTCAGAGGAAGTCTCAACCGTGTTTGGTGTGACCATAAAAGTCCTCGTAAAAATATATGAAGCCTATACAGGCTACCCCTGAAACCTTATTCAGTTGTATTT